CGACTTCAAAATATTATTGCGGCCATTACTCTTCGCCCTTCCTTCTTTGATCATCGACAGCATCATGATAAATTTTAACAGCAGCGGTAGCCTTAGCCTCAGCGTCCTCATAAGCAGCCTTAGCATCAAAGTATAGTGCCAGTGCCCTCTGTAGTTTTTCTAACTCAGTCATTCTGTTTCTCCTTTGATCTCTGCGAGGGCTACCCTTGCAGGGTTTGTTGCATAGTCTCGTTGCCTGTATGTCTCCTCAATAGGATGGCCGTGCGGATATTGAATCTGGATGTATGCGTCTATCTCCTCTACGCACTCTTCCAAAACCTCCACCGCCTTCGCCAGCTTGGTCTCCAGTTCTTCAATGCGTTCTGCTTCATTCATCTTACTCATTGTCATTTCTGTCTCTCCCAACACGATCTCAAAATATTATAGCGACCAGCATCATCACGCCAGCGCCGCTTGCGAAGCCGAAGACGGCCCCGACCAAGCCAGCGATGTGGATCTTGCGCTCTATCTCTTGGTCACTCATCCCCACACCTCCTCGAAGCAATCGTCAAACGTGAACGGCGTTTTCGAGAACATCCAGCGCCACTGCTTCTTTGTGCGCCCCTCGATGTGGATAAACTCGCGGCGGCGGTGCAACTTGCCATCTTCCCACATGCGCTTGAGGTAGCACGCGGCCCGCGGCACGCTCTCATCGAGCATGGCTGCGGCCTCAGTGGCGGTGAATACGAAATCATCGTCCAACATATCCATAAGGCGATCTATGTCTCGCACGACGCGCTCAGCGCGCTCCTCAGCCTCAACACCGGCCTTGCGGTGCGTCTCCTTATACGACCGCCTCTCCGCCACTGGGAGCGGCCCACGTTTATCTGGCTGCTCCATATACATGCGCTTCTCAAACTCGAGCATGTCGTGGCCCAGCTTGATCTCCCGCGCCACTTTGATGTCTGTCACGCCCTTTAGCTTTTGGACTAGCCTCTGGTGCGACGTCAAAGCTCTGGACCCTTTAAAGCTCGCCTCAACGCCTCGAGCAATAACGATAGCTCCTCCGCTGTCTGCTGAACGTATGGCTGGCCGCGCAACTTGCTGCGCTCCATCAGGACCGACGTCACCCGCTCGATCCGGCTCAATAATTTGTCGACTTTTATGTCCACGACCCCCACTCCTTTTTACCACATCAATGTTAAATTCTCTGACTGCATTATGCACAGTCGATGGCGAGATATTCAGATATCGAGCGATCTCGATATTGCACAGCCCAAACTCCGCGCACTCTCGGATGCGCCGCACCATTTCACGTCGATCATATGGGCTCGGCATCGTCGTCCTCCTCGTCTTCGGGCGGGTCAACTTCACCCAGGCCGCCGCAGTATTCGCACAGCACAGTTTCGATGACTGGCTCCCCGATGTCTCGGGTTGCCGACTGCATCAGGAAGCTAGTTTCCTCCAGAGTGCCCTCCCCATGGCACTCTGGGCACGCCAGCCGCTTCGGGTCCGTCCAGATCCATTCGTCCATCATGTGGCCAGCTCAGCGGCGCAGGCGGAGTATCCAGCCGCGTCGATGTAGTTGTCGGCGTGTCTCGGGTTCGACTTAGTTCTGGCGGCCTTCAGCAGCATCATCATCACGCCTACGTCATGAGGCAGCACCGCGCAGCCTAGATGGATGCTCCAATAACTGGCGATGGTCTGGAAGTTGTCTTCCATGTCGCCGTGATCGGTTGCGCGATCTTTAGTGACGTATGATTTGGCTGTGTCTAAGACTTCAGCGCGAGTTAGTTTAGTCATGTGTGGTCTCCCAGTGTGTTGGACGCGCCTTGGGGCGCATTGGTTCTTCGGTATTAGCGGTCACTGTGCAGGCGATCAACAGCCCGCACAGTGATGCCCAAGCGATCAGGATCGCCCAGTCTTGTTTCGTCGGCATCATTTGAGCAGCCGCCGCACGTCTTTGCACCAGATCGTCTGCGACGCCTTAGACTGGCCGCCTGCCTTGTAGACCTTTGCGCAGGAAATTTCGCCGGCGATGAACATATTGTTGAGCACAGTGCCGGCGTCGCTGTTTCTGATGCCAGCAACAATGGCCAGCTCGGACGCGAGGAACGGTTCATTATTCATCGACGGAACGGCGGAACGGACGATTTCCGACATTGTAAGCTCCGGCACGACGTCATCCTCCACCGCTTCCTCTTCGACCTCCTCCTCAAATAGGTCGCGCAGTGGAGCGAAAACGCTCTCGTCTTCGGAGGCGCTTGTGTCGTCCAGATCGGCGGCTTCGGCAAACGTGATGAACCACGGGGTCTGGCCAGATCTGTCGCCGAGGTTTTCAACGACGCCGGCGCGATATTTGCGGCCGACTTCGAGCTTGGTTGTAGACACAACCGAGTTGGGCACATATGCCTGCTCGAATGTTTCAGTCAAAACGGCGAATGCGTGGTGATCGCCGGTGTAGGTTACTGTGATTTCTTTGAGCATGATGCTCTCCTTCTGAGTTGATGGGGGCCGAAGCCCCCGGTTGAGTTAGTCTTGCGAGAGTTGTGAAAAAATAGAAGCCTTAGCTTCTGACAAGCTGCAAAAGTATTGGCCTTCGCAGCGCCACATATTTGGAACGTCACATGAGCGCTCAATGAAGATAAAATAATCGCGCTTGTGACCTTCGACTGCGTAACATCCAGCGTATTCTTTTTTAAGTTTCAGCATGTCCGTGTTCCTTTATTTCTCTGTATATTGTTAACATAGGGGTAACAGCGCACCCTTGCAAGCACTAAATGTTCACATAAGCAAAAAAATGTTATAGGGTGCCAGAGTGACATTTCATGGAGGATCACATGCTAGACGACCAAACCAAAGAGCTGGTGCGCAATCTCAACAATCCGCACCGCGTGGTAAACATCATGGCGCTATTCAAATTTTGCGAGCAGGCGGCGACCATCATCCAAGACCAAGCGGCCGAGCTGCATCGCGCAGCCGCAGACGCGCTTGAGGCGCAGCCTAAGAAGACTGCGCCCAAGAAAGCTGCGAAGAAGTAGTGGTTACTGGGGTATGCTGAGCAGGCCGCCTGTTTGGCGTGCCCCAGACTTTAAGGTGTCCAAGAGCATCTGAGTTGCTGCGCTGTTTTGCGTTGGCATCAACAAATTTTGCACAGGGCGTGACCGAAGAGCAGCTCTACCGGCCGCCGGCAAAGCGGCGCCTGCGGCCATGCCGATAGGCACAGCGAGCATAGGATCCATTCCGGTCTGAGTTGCTGCGTAAGCACCGCCACCAGCTCCGAGAAGCCCACCGCCGCCGGTCATTGTCCTGCGGCCACCGGCCTGCACGGCCGGCATGGAGCTTACAACTTCCTCCGCAGCACGGCCAAGATTTGCCAACTCTGACCCGGTGCCCAGAATGTACTGGTTGCCTTCTCTGTTGCGCAGCGCGCCCGCCAACATAGCTGGAGAGATATAGCCGCCGGCGCTGTCTGACCCTCTCGTCTTGAGGGCGCGCATTGCGGTCAGGTAGCTCCGGTACTGGTCGCGGGCCTGCATAAGCTCTGGAACCAGCTTTGGCTGCGTGCGGCGAACACTTTCAATCATAAAGTCGTCAATCACGCCATTCATTAGGAACGCGCTTTCGTAAACAAGCGGGTCGTCAGTGCCGTTCATAACCTTGCGGAGGCGAGACCGCATATTCTGGAGCTTCTTATTCGATATAGGCTTTCCGGCAGCAGTAGCGTTGAGTATTTCGTCATTCACGTCCATCAAGAATGGGGGCACGTCTCCCGTCGCCGAGGTTCCAAGGTGGTCCTCGATGACCTTATTGGCGCGCACAGCCGTTTCGGTTGATGGCACGTCGTCGACGACATTATCCGCTTTGTCGAAAACTTTTCCAAGGCGGCCTTTAACCTCTCGCATAGCCGCTGGAGTAGCCAAGGTGCTATCCGACCCCATAGTCTTCATGGTGGCCGCCGTTAAGGTGCGCTTAGTCTCAAGAGGCACCTCCATGCTTCCCTCAAGAGCCATGAGGCGAGGGGAGCCGGATTTTAGGCCAGTAGTCATGGAGACATCAGCGTCCTCGAGTGTCCGCACCGCCTCGCCTCGAGCTGTACCCGGCTGCGTCAGGCGAGCCTCTGGCCCCAACACTGCGCGCTGCGTGCCCTGACGTAGTGCGCTCGTTGCAAACGGCGTTCCGAGCGCCGCGGCCAGTCTAGCTGGCCCCTCCATCTCGGTTCCCTTAGTCATCTGCCCGGCAGTTTCGCTTGCCAGTGCAGGAAGAACTACCGACGTTGCAGCTTTAAGAGGCCCGCCATATGGCATAGCCAAGGCGCCGCCCACAAACTCTCCGGTCGTCTTGGCATACTCGCCCGCGGTTGTCTGCGGCTCGTATTCCGTAAATCCGCCAGTCATTCTCGAGGCGAGGGGCAGTATTTGCGGGTCGAGGTTCATCTTTGGCGCGTCTTCCATGCCGCCGAACAGCATGCGTGACAGCATAGACGGACCCTCTTGGATTAGCGTAGCGCCCTGACCCAGCATATCAACGGTTTTAGCGAAGCCACCCAGACCGCCAGACGCACCAGACTTAATTACGTCCTCAGTCTTGCTCGGCTTGGCCGCCGCGACGCCGTCTCGATACATTTGCAAAAGGCGGTCGCGATCTGCGTTGCCTTGCTCAGTGCCGAGAGCGTCCATCTCTTGGGCTTTAGCTAGTATCCTGTTTAGCTCTTGCTCTGTCATTATAAGCCCATCCGCTTCTTAAATTCTTCTGGCGTTTCGCTCTGAGCTGGTGCGTCAGACGATGGATCAAGCCACGCTGGGCGACCTCCAAAGTTAGCGTCTAGCTGCGCCGCTCCCTCTTCGCTTGCGCCTCTGTAAAGGCCGCGGACGATGTCTTTGTACCTGCGGTCGATTTTAGCCAAGGACTTTTTTACCGCTTCTGGGCCAAGGGCTAGATCAAGTTTTGTGACGTCATCCAAAAGAATGTTGAGCTCTTCTTTATTCAGCGCGCCCATAGTTGCCCCGGTGGCCTTTAGGTCTTTTAAGGTGTCCAAGGCTAGAGTTGATCTGAGACTATCGACCAAAGCCTGCGTTTGACCGGCTTGCGTGAATGGGACGTTGCGCAAAAACATTGCCATTGGGCCTGTTGTCATTGTGGGGTCATTATCGATCATGCTTATGATTTCTTGCATAGTCTCCAATTGACCGGCCGCAGACGATGCCTTGCCCTCCATACCCATTTGAGCTTTCAGCTTATCTTGCAGCGCCTTAATGCGCACCGCTATTCCGGGCGCTAAGTTGGGGTTTGACACAGCCAAGCGAGACAGTCGCTCGATCTGCGCCTGTATGTCTCCAGCCGCGGCTTCGCCCGGTCCCATGATAGAAGTTAGCGCTTCTTGCTGCGCCTGCGCCGCCTTCGCCTTGCGCCCCATGTCCATCTGGTCGTTGATCGCCTTGAGGGTGTTGCTGAATGCGCTGCCCTCTTTGCCCTGCAACGCAAAACCGGCGTCCTTGATGGCGCCGAATGCCAGCATCATGCGCTGCTGACGGTTCAAATTGCTGAATTGGTCCGTGGCCTCCTGCGGCCCGAAGAGCATGTCGCCCAAGCCGCTAATCAATTCGCCTGACTTTGGATCGGTCAACTGCTCCTGAGTTACCGGAGCCGCCGCTGGCACAGCGTTCATGGCGCCCGCCACGGCCGCAGGGTCCATAGATCCGGCGTTCAGCGCGGCAGCCTGCGGGTCGAGAGTGGTCGCCATGCCTTCTGCGACCTGAGCAGCGGAAACTGGATCTGGAAGCGCTCCGGGGTCGACGTCGTCCTGTATGCCAAGCCTCCGACGCATGTCGTCGGTTGCTGGGTAGCCCTCCGTCAATCCTGTGACATCCACGCCCTGACGGGCAAGCTCGTCAATGTCGAATTGTGTTAACTGCATCTCATTCGCCCTTCATATCCATCAAAATGGCTTGTAGCCCATGGCCCCGAGCCCCTGACCAAACGAGCCAAGTGCCGCCAGCGTATTCCCTGCGCCGCCTTGAGAGCTGGTGCCCATAGATGTGCCGGACACGTTGGTCGTGCCGAAGCCGCTCGGTATCGACGCGGCGGTGCCGGTGAGGGCGCCAAATTGCGATAGCGGGAACTGCAATCCCGCCAAATACTGCTCGTATGCCGCGTCCAGCTCCGCCTGCTGCGGCGCTCTTTCTGCTGAGCCTGCTGTGAGCTGAGCCCCGAGGCCAGCGAGCTGCGACTGTAAGCCCGCACCGGCGGTCGATGCCATCTGGCCCGCTGCCTGCATGCGAAGCGCGTCTTCAGCCGCCGCACGCTGCGTGCCGTACTGCAAGCCCTGCTGCTGCAAGCCAGCCAAAGTCTGACCCATGCGGGCGTCGTATTCGCCTGCGCGCTCGCCTTGGAACACGTCGCGGCGGGTGTTGCCGAATGCACCGGCGCCAGTGATCTGGCCCTGCTCTCCGACGATGTCCTTGCCGCGCTGCCGCTCCATCGCGGCCAGCGTCGGGTCGATTACGCCTTGAGTGAACTGGCTCTGATACTGCGCGATCTGCGCCGCCTGATCTTGCGGCGTGCGACCAGCGAGGCCAGCGTAAACGTCGCCAGCGGCGCCGTAAGTGTCAGCGCCGGTGTCGAGGCCACCATAACCTGCGATTGCGCCACGCTCCAAGTCGGTCATGCCGGCCACACGCTCACCCTCATAAGGCTTAAACTCGGCAGTGCCGATCTCGGTGCCCTTCGGGATTACGACGTTCCGGAGGAAGTCCTCTTGAAACTGAGGCATTGTCGCCTCGGTGGTGTTGTCGATGATTTCCGTGGTCTTGGTTGTGCTGCCCATCTTATAGCTCCATCTCGTAGTGGACGTAGGTCTTCTTAAAGAAGCCACACTTGTCCAAGTATTTCTCAAACCCAAGGCGTCCGTCTGCCTCAATCCCGCTAAGCTCGGCTTTTCGCGCTAACTCCACAATAGCCTCCAGAGCCTCTTGCATCCACTCAGTAATTCGAGAGCCGCCCAAGTGCTCAATAAATAGAGTTTGACGCATGGGATGCTGCATGACCGCAGTGCTGAACGCAGCCACAGGCTCACCCGCAATATAAACGATCCACATAACGGACCGTCTTTCTCGAAAGTTTGCCAAAACGCGTTCCACAGGAACATTTCTCTCGTCTCTCTCTATACTGGCCGCCAGAAACGGCATGCCGATCTCAATTCCGTGGTCGATGTCTTCCGCAATAGCGGGAATGACTTCAACATTGTCTTGATGTAACTTTACCACGTTATCCATATTTGCGCCAGCCTCAGCCATGTAACCTCGTGATCGACAAAGTCGACGCCGGAATTCCCGGAACTAGCGACGCCGCAGCCGTGTAGTTTAAAAAGCCCTGAGTGCTATCTACCATCCAATTCACTTCAAGGTAGTCATTCGCCGCAAGGGTAAACACCTGCGTTCTGGATGTAACCAGTGTGGCGTTGTTTTGATGTAGCGCCGTTGTCATTGCGCTG